TATTTTCAACAAACATCATACAGTTTAGAGCGTTAAACATCTTATATGTATCTTTACCCTCTACCATTTTAGTTAACAGCCAATGGCATATAAAATGTTCTCGTGCCGTTAATGCTACAATATTATTAGGGGTATCAGCACCGCCTAAAGAGCGAGGAATAATATGGTGCCTCTCAACATACCCCGCCAGAATTTCTCTTGACAAAGCCCTGTCAATTATGCTATAATAAAAGTATCTATACTTATTTTGTAGAAACATTGTGCCTCGTTATTCTTTTATATATTTAGCTACCACTACACGGCAGGTAAATACTGTAGGAGATACTCAATGAAAAAAGAGCTTAGAGAAAAAAAGCAAAAGGTATTTGATTACATTAACATGATGCTAGGTGGAGGCATGGTTGATGTAGAACTTGATCCAGAGCACTATGAAACAGCACTACAAAAATCGCTGGCAATGTTTAGACAACGTTCTGATAATGCTGTTGAGGAATCTTATTTCTTTATGGAAACTCTGCCAGAAGTAAACACATACACCCTTCCAAGAGAAATTATTGAGGTTGAAAGAATACACAGGAGTGGACCTGCCTCTAAAGCAGGAGCTACGCAAGGCGGATTTGAACCATTTCAACTAGCTCAAACTAATACCTATATGCTATCAGCATCTAACAATTTAGGTGGTATGGCAACTTTTGATTTCTATTCACAATACCAAGAACTAGTTGGCAGGATGTTTGGTAGCTTTATTGAGTTTACATGGGGTCGAACAACTAAGAAGTTAACCATACTTCAAAAAACAAATGCCCAAGAAAAACTTCTTTTGAAGTGCTATAACTACAGACCAGACTGGGACATACTGGATGACTACATGGCATCACCATGGATTAACGATTATGCTCTTGCTGTGGCTAAGTTTATGATAGGCGAAGCTCGAAGCAAGTTCTCATCTATAGCTGGACCACAAGGCGGAGGCACACTTAATGGTGACGCTTTGAAAGCTGAAGCACAACAAGAGATGGAAAAACTTATACAAGAAGTTGGACTAAGTGTACCCGGCGGTACTGGTTATGGCTTCGTGATTGGATAGACTCACAATAGGGTAAGATAAATAAGTTTATGAAACATGAACTTAATGAAATTATCCAAAACGATAATAGCCGTAACAAAAATGCAACTCGGTATATTAGAAAATCACATCCTAAATTATGGCAGCAAATATTAAATGCTACTGCTTTCCTACCGTTAGATGCTAAACCTAAACAAAGAATTTGGCATATACTAAATGATGTATTCGAACGCCCAAAATGTCCTGTAACAGGAGAATATGTTAAATGGTGGGAAAATAGATATTTGGAAACAGTTAATAAGTCTGCTGCTTCTACATTATGTAATAGACAAAATAAAAGAAATACAAATAGTAAAGACACGAATGAAAAGCGAGCTAAAACTTTAAGAGAGGGTTATACTTCAGGCAGATTAAAAGCTAAATTTTGGACTGAGGATGAAATTGCTGATAGATATGAAAAAATAGAAAAAGCTACCCTAGAAAAATACGGAGTTAAATCTACATTATTATTACCCGAAGTTCGTGAAAAACAATATCAAACTAAAGTAGCCAACGGATTAATTACACCTAAAGAGTTAAAATCTGATAGGCAAAAATATTATGAAGAAGTAAGTAGGCATACGAAATTAAGTTGGATCAAACACTTTGATAGAATTAACCCAAATAGATTAGATAGAAGCAAATGGGATCTAGATCATATCTTTAGTGTTCAAGAAGGATTTAGGCAAAATATAGATCCTATTATAATATCGCATTATACTAATTTACGAATGATTGACCCAAGAGAAAATTCTAGAAAAGGAATGAGATGCGACAAAACTCTAGAACACCTTTTAAAAGACTACAACAAAAGAGGATAATGCCGAATCAAATAATTGGAATATGTGGGCTAATTGGTTCTGGTAAAGGAACTGTAGCTGATATTCTCGTCAGAGATCACAACTTTACAAAAGTCTCATTTGCAGATAAATTAAAGGATGGAGTTAGTGCGATCTTTAACTGGGATAGAGATATGCTTGAAGGCGACAACGACGATAGTCGCAAATGGCGAGAAGAAGTAGATTTTTTTTGGTCACGCGAAACAGGACAAGAAGTAACACCTAGATTAGTGCTACAACTGTTTGGCACAGAATGTATGCGAGAAGGTTTCTTTGATGGTATATGGGTTTCGTTAGTTAAAAAGGAATTATTAGAAAACCCTGATAAAAACTTTGTTATTCCTGATGTACGTTTTATTAATGAGATTAATATGATTCGCCAGATAGGCGGAGAAATATGGCGAGTAAAACGAGGAGAAGATCCTCTATGGTATTCTACATATGTCAAAAATAAAATACCACCTAAAAAAGTACACCCATCTGAATGGAAATGGATAGACGGTAAGATCGCAACAACGATTAACAACAACTCTGATCCATTAAACTTATCTAACAAAATACGTAGTTTACTGACTACTAAACCCCTATTTTAACTCTGGCAGGCTAAATACTAATAGAAGTAATTAGCCTACGAGGAGAAAATACATGGCCCTAGTATCACCAGGAGTAGAAGTAAAAGTAGTTGACGAGAGTTTTTATACTCCGGCCCAACCTGGCACTCTACCAATGATTTTTGTTGCAACTGCATCAAATAAAGCAAACGGCGCCGGGACTGGAACCGCACCGGGAACATTAGATAAAAACGCTGGAATTCCTTACTTATTAACATCACAACGAGACCTTGTTGATACCTTTGGAGATCCAATCTTCCAGACAGATATTTCAAATAATCCAATTCATGCCGGCGAGCTCAATGAGTATGGACTACAGGCTGCCTATTCTTATTTAGGTGTAGCTAACAGAGCATTTGTTGTTCGTGCTGATATTGACTTAGGCGCTTTGGAAGCAACAGCAACCGCACCGGGCGGAGATCCAACTGATGGTACATATTGGTTTGACACAAGTGTAAGCCTCTGGGGTATTCAAGAATGGAACGGAGATACCATTATTAATGGTGGGCAACAGTTCTCAAACAAAGCACCAATTGTCATTACAGATACATTTGACATTGAGAATACTGGTTCTATGGACATAAACGGCTATGCTGGCTACATTCCAAAGAAATCAATTGGTGTAATTGGTGATTATGCCGTTGTAGCTAACACAACTTTAAACAGAGTATTCTATCGTAATACACAAGGCACATGGGTATTAGTTGGAAGTGCGGCATGGACACAATCACATCCTGTCGTTAAAGGTGCAAAAGCTAATCCAATCTTTAACCAAACTCAGCCAGGATCATTTAACATTGTTACTACAAATAATTTAGGTGCTGTAATTAGTACACCAATTGTAGTTGAGCAAGGTGATTCAACAGCACAAATCGTAAGCAAGATTGAAAATGCCTTTGTAGCCACTGGACACATTAGGGCACGAGACGTAGCAGGACGAGTAGAAATTTTCTCAAATGGAACTGACGGTATTGGTAATAGAGTAGAAACTATTTCAATGGTAAACGTTCCAGGTGCTGACAATCCAGCAGGTCCAATGTCTGAAGAAGGTATGGACATGGATTATGATGCAGCTACTAACCAAGAATTTTACAACGTTCCTAAACTGCAAATTTCACGACACACAAATGTACCTGAATATAAAACAACAGATGATCTACCACGACCTTCAGGTTCAATATGGTGGAAAACAACTTCTCCAAACTTAGGAATGAATTTTACACTTCGTAAATGGAATACTTCTACACAACTTTGGGAAGATCAACTTATTGCTATCTATTCGTCACATGAAGAAGCACTTTACCAAATGGACAGAGCAGGCGGAGGCTCATCTTTATTAGCTGGTAATCTTTATGCTCTTACAAACGTAGCAGACGACGATAATCCAAAAGCAACTATTAAATTTTATAGAAGATCTGATGTAGCACCTTTGTCAGTTACGGGCTCTAAAATAAATGCTGATGTTATTTCAGGTGGTACACATTCATTTAGACTTTCTTCGTCGGATATTAGCGAAGTACAAATGTCAAATTGGTACGACATTACTGCAACATACGATGGTGAATATACAGATGCAGATATCATGGCAAGTGCTATTAATGATGCTAATGTTCCAAATGTGCGAGCAAGAGTAAACGTTCATAATAAGATCGTAATTGAGCATGCCTTAGGCGGCGAAATTCTTTTTGAATGGAACGCTTCAATGGGCGACAATGTATTATATCAAGCTGGATTTGTTCCTGCGGTAAACGGTATTGGAGCTACTAACTTGTTCTATGATCACGGAACTGACGAGAATTATGATCCGTTGAGAATGAGAGCATCTCTTTGGCACGTTCTAAAGTACTCATCATCTGATAACGAATTATTATCTGACACAGAAGAAGGTGCATTATGGTATAATTCTATTGTAGACGAAATTGACCTCCTTGTTCATAACGGACACGAGTTTGTAGGATTTTTATATGACGGACAATCTGGAATGAGTCCACGACCATCCATTTATTATGATGTAGATGAATCATTACAGACTGATCCAAACGGTCCTTTAGTAATGGCATCTGTACCATTAGTTCAAAGTGATAATACTCCATTGGTAACTGGAGATATTTGGGTTGACACAGCTGACTTAGAGAACTATCCAAAAATTTATCGCTATAACGGTCTCCGTGTAGATTTACCAGTTGAGAATCGTTGGAATGAATTAGATACATCTGATCAAACAACTGAAGACGGAATTATTTTTGCTGATGCTCGCTATAATACAGCAGGAAGTAACTCACACGAGGCCGGCGACATATCCAGCTTATTAGCGTCTGATTATGTTGATCCTGACTCACCAGATCCAGCACTATATCCAAAAGGAATGCTATGCTGGAATTTACGACGGAGTGGATTTAATGTAAAACGATATGTAAAGAATTACATTGATCGTGCTGAGAAAAATATTCGATACAATGACGAACCAATGGGTGACGTATCTTTAGGTGCTTACTTTAGAGATCGTTGGGTAACTGAATCTGCTAACCAAGAAGATGGTTCAGGATCATTTGGCTACAAAGCTCAACGTAAAGTAGTAGTACAAAAGTTACAAGCAATGGTTAACTCTAACGACGAAATTAGAGATGATGAATCACGCTTGTTCAACTTAATGGCATGTCCAGGTTATCCAGAACTTATTGGTGAAATGAATAGCCTAAACTATGATAGAGGATTAACTGCATTTATTGTTGGTGACTCTCCATTTAGATTAGAAGCAAACGGAACCAAATTGTTGAATTGGTCAACTAATCAAAATCTTGCAATGGAAGATAATGACCAAGGTTTAGTTTCAACTGATGCAAATATCGCAGTATACTATCCATCAGGATATTCGTCAGATAACTTTGGTAACAATGTAGTAGTACCAGCAAGTCATATGATGCTGAGAACTATTGCTCTATCTGATCAAGTTAGTTATCCATGGTTTGCACCAGCTGGAACACGCAGAGGTAATGTTACAAATGCTACAGCATCAGGATATATTACCGACGAAGGCGAATTCAAAAGTGTAGCACTGAATGAAGGATTGCGAGACACACTGTATGCTAATAATGTAAATCCAATTACATTTATTACAGGAGCTGGATTAGTTTGTTTTGGACAGAAAACAAGACAACTTGTACCAAGTGCTTTAGATAGAATTAATGTTGCTAGACTGATTATCTACTTGCGCTCTACCTTAAAAGTTTTAGCAAAGCCTTATTTGTTTGAACCAAATGACAAGATTACACGAGATGAAATTAAACAGCAAGTTGAAACAATGTTGTTAGAACTTGTTGGATTAAGAGCATTGTACGACTTCTTAGTTGTTTGTGATGAGACAAATAATACGCCATCTAGAATTGATAGAAACGAGCTCTATGTAGATATTGCTATTGAGCCAGTAAAAGCTATTGAATTTATATACATTCCAATTCGTATTAAAAATACTGGCGAAATCGCTGGACTATAATATCATAAATAATATTAGTTAGGAGTTATACAAAAATGTCAATAGCAACTTTATCAAAAATGACAGTGCCTTTAGGTTCCGGAGATTCACCAGTATCTCAAGGCCTGCTGATGCCTAAACTTCAATATCGATTTAGGTTATCATTTAATAACTTTGGAGTATCTACTCCAACCACTGAGTTGACTAAGCAAGTAATTGATGTAACTAAACCAACAGTAAGTTTTGATCCAATTGTACTAGATGTTTACAATTCACGAGTAAACTTAGCAGGTAAACATACATGGGATCCAATCTCAGTTAACCTGCGTGAAGATGTAACAAACAATGTTCAAAGACTTGTTGGAGAGCAACTACAGAAGCAAGTAGATTTCTACGAGCAATCATCTGCTGCCTCTGGTTTAGATTATAAATTTACCACAGTAATAGAAATCCTTGACGGCGGTAACGGAGCTCATGTAGCAACTGTACTTGAAACCTTTGAACTGTATGGATGCTTTGTTGAAAATGCAGCATATAATTCATTGAACTATTCTGCATCAGAACCTGTAACAGTAACATTAAGTATTCGTTATGATAATGCCATCCAGTCACCACAAGGTACTGGTATTGGATCTGCTATTGGTAGAACAGTTAACACGCTTTCAACAGGCGGCGGTATTTAATTATTAGGAGCTTCGGCTCCTTTTATTAAAAGATAAAAATGAATATATTTGATGGATTTTTAGATAATCTAGTTTCTGGAACCTTAAACCCAAAAGGTAACTTTGGGGATTATCGACATGCCTCTCGTACTTTCAATCTTAATCAATTTCGTCTTGCACCAAAAGTAAAGTTTCTTTATCATGTTTTCTTTGATATTAACGATGATGCTATAAAGACTCTTTTACCAAGTTGGAAAGAACGACACACAATGGAATCTGGCCTGTTAGTAAAACAAGCTCAACTTCCAAAATTTACTGTCAATGTTGAAACCTTAAAAAAATATAACAGAACAAAACATATTCAAACAAGTATTAATTACGATCCTTTGAGTCTAACCTTTCATGATGACAACTTAGGTATCATGGCCGGTATGCTAGAAGCCTATAATAGATATTATTATGTTGATGCTTGGGGCAATGAAACATCAGTTTTATCAAGTTATAATAAACAGTTCCCAGCAGTTCAAGCGTCAGTTGGCAGTATGAAGCCTGCTAAGATGACATATATGGAACTAGGAGACAACACATACAAGCCTGCAGAATCGCAGCAATCGTTCCATGGTTTAAATACGAATCCTAGATCACCTTTCTTTAATAATATCCAAATAAGTCTAATGACTCGGCATACCTTTACAAGGTTTACATTGGTTAATCCTATTATAGAAAGTTGGGATTACGGTGATGCTAATTATTCTGCAAATGAACCAAACGAACTAAATTGCAGTCTTAAATATGAAACAGTTTGGATAGATAGAGGCAGTACCAAAGCTGGTAAAGGCATGTCAGCAACATCGCCTACAGGGTTTGGCGACCTTGCTCATTATGATGTAACACCATCACCTCTTAATATTTTTGGTGGCGGAACAGTAGGTATAGGTTCTACTATTAATGCTGTTGGACAGATAGCAAATATGTTTGGCACAAACTTTGGTGGTGACGACGGCGGTGTTGCACTATTTGACTATAAGAAAATTGACGACGAATTTAATATATTAAAGGCTATAATTGGTGGCATAAATGTTATTGGAAATATTCAACAGATAACACAAGGTGGTGTTATGGAAGAAGTTGGCGGACTAATAACTGGAGGAGTTGACCAATTATATAATAATCAAGTAAGCGGTGTTGGCGGATTTGGAGGGTTCATTGACTAATATAAAATCAGATTTACCAATTCGCGAAGGTACCCAATACAATCAAATGGTAGCCTTTTTTGATAATAGGTTTAATCGTCGAGAAGAATTTTCTGTTAATGAGTATGATTCCATTGTAGCTTTTTTTGAAAAGAGACAATTTGAAAGTATATCATCTAAGGTATTAGCTCAAGTTCTTTTAATTGAAGCTAAAAGAGAAAAAATTCCAGTACATCAATTACTAGATGGTCTTTCTAAATATTCTAAGCCACAACTATCTTCCATTATACTTACAATTCTAAATACATCAAGGGATAAAACATCTCAATTAGGTTTTTTGTCTAAGTCAACAATATCTGTATACGAAGAAAGAAATATTCCTGATATGATTACAAACGACGAATCTTACAATTCGTTATCCTTTAGCTCAGTATCGAATACAAAAAATGATGTAATAGCTATTACACAAGGCAGTACTGGCGAAACTCTATTACTGAACAATGGCTAGATACGCTAAGGGACAATTTCAACCCCGTTACCCAGAAAAATATTTAGGCAAAGGATTTCCTATTTACAGATCAGGATGGGAACTCCAGTTTATGCGATTTTGTGACAACCACACATCTATCACAAAATGGTCATCAGAACCAATGCGTATTCCTTACGTCAATCCTCTAACAAACAAAAAAACAACTTACGTTCCAGACTTCCTCATACAGTACACAGACAAAAACAACGAAATGAAAACAGAACTAATAGAAGTTAAGCCTGCTGCTCAAGCTATTAGAGAGTCAGTTGGCCGTAGTGTACGCAATCAAGCTCAGTATGTTATTAATCAAGCCAAGTGGGCAGCCGCAAGACAATTATGTAAACAGCAAGGTATCACATTTAGAATAGTAACAGAACATGAGATGTTCCACACTGGCAAATAATAAAATAAATATAGTATAGGGTAAATTATGAAAAAGCTAGAAGAAATACTTAATCTTCCTGAGTCTCAACATATTATTAACGAAGAGACTCTTAAGGCAGACACTGAAGTAGAAGAGACCATTGTTCGTAGTCATAGAGACCTAGATAAAATATCTGCGGCATTACCACAAGTAAATGGCTTAGGCGATATAGGAGATAAAGAACTAGACGAAGTTAGCTCTCGCAGTTTAGCAGCCTACGATGACCTTATGGACTTAGGAATGAATGTTGAATCTAGATATTCAGGACGTATTTTTGAAGTCGCTGGGCAAATGCTCAAAGTCAATTTAGATTCTAAAGTAGCAAAGCTAGATAAAAAACTAAAGATGGTAGAGCTACAACTCAAAAAAGAAAAGCTAGATAAAGATAATGCTCACAACCTATCTAATGAAATTGTTGAAGCTGAAGGCTATGTTGTATCAGACAGAAACTCACTTCTTGCAAAATTAAAAGGTTTACCAAATTAATTAGGATTAACAATGAAACATTTTAACGAATATTTAAGTGCATCGAAAAAAGTATATGAGTTTGCTGTCAGAATAGCAGGCGAGTTACCAGAAAACTTTGCAGATAACATGGAGCGCAGCCTAAACAAATACGAGGTTCTAAAATGTGCTCAAGTAAAAAAATCACCTATTGCTGAATCGCAATTAGACTTTCCAAGATTAAAAAATATTGAGGTAACACACTACGAAGTTGAACTAAGTTATCCTGTTACAACACAGATTCTTGAAACTTACATTGCAGAAGAGACTGGTGTCGCTGGATCACATATTGTTGCCCGCAATCCAAATGAGCCAATGGAACAAGTTAAAGAAGGCGACGAAGACGAGGCATATGAACCACTTCTTACAAAAGAAGAATTAGAATACGAAACAGCACAAGGCAGAGTAGGACAAGCTCGTATTATGGATCTACTACAAGAGCTTGAGGTAGCTCGTAAAGAACGTTCAACTGATTTTGCAACTGGCGAGAGCTCAAATTAATGAAACAAGTTGATTATGTAATACACCGTCCCTTAACTGAAGCCAAGGGCAGTGGTAAACACTTAGATAAAGTTGTTCAAAACATAGTCGATGATCTACCTAAAAATCCTAGCTGGGATGATATTGATTGGGCATACAGTAAAGCAAAATCTTTTGAGAAGACAAAATCATCTTGGAGCGGCGGCTCTGGATTAGGCATTACTAATAACTACTTTCATAGAGTAGCTAAAAAACTTAACCTACCTTTTATCTTTACAGATGGAGAAGACGGCCGTCCTGGTAGAGTTAAAGCAGACGGTACAGGCACCGGCCGCCATATGGATCCATTTGATTCGTCAAAAGACGAAGCAGAGGAAATGAACAAGCGAGGTATACTGTCACCTGCCGCTAGAATTTTTTATGATTTAGATCCTCCATCAGCAGCAAAGCCAGACGAGCCAGAACCTGAAGAAGAGAAGCCTGAAGAAGAGAAACCTGAAGGACCGCGAACACAAACACTCGCAAGTCCGCTACGCTTTAAGGATGACAACAAACAATTAGACATTGATAATATTGACGACTATCTTGCTGGTGGCGGTAGTTTAAAACCTGGTGAAGTTAGTAACTTAAAGAAACCTGATAGACCAGTACCTCCAGCAAGTGAGTTGCCATCAGTTAACAAAGATGACAAAGAGCAAGCTACGCAAGCCTCAGGAGGATCTGAAGCACCTACATTGGCAAATAAAAAAGATGAACATCCTTGCCCTGACGCATATTTCTTCTACAACAATACAGGTGACGGTTATGCTATAGACTTCTACATGAACAACAAAGCACAACCTGTAAGAATAACTGATCCGTCTATTGACCAAGGATTAACGCAGAAGGGTATTGGTGCTTTAAACAAGAGTTTAAAAGCCGGTACGATTGATTGTCAAAAATTAGCATCAGGAGACGCCGAAGGCAGTGGAGCAGGAGCAGCTCTAAGTGGTATACCTTTAGCTTTCTCAGCAGCCCTATTACGCAAGAAACCTAAGTTACCACCAGGGTTACCAGACGAGGCAGGTAGGTTGAAACCTACTACACCTGACGGAAAGAAACCAACTAGCTTGACGCCTGACGGAAAGAAGCCAGTTGTTCCTGACACTAAGAAACCTATATTACCTGATAGACCAGTTTCTACGCCTAAGCTAAAAAAGCCAGGAGTGCCTGATCCTAAATTGCCAGAGCTACCAAAAGGTTCAAAGTTACTTAAAAAGCCAAAGGTGCCAAAGCTCCCGCAAACACCAGAGATACCAACACTAAGAAGGCCTTTAACATCTCCAATAAAGCCTCCTAAAGTAACGAGTCCAGAAACTCCTCGTCTTAGGCCTAAAAAACCTCAGATACCTCAAATAGAGCTACCAAACGGTACACCTGAAAAACCTAAGGTACCAACTGCTCCGGAAATTGAAACTCCTAGATTGAGGAGACCTGCCGAACCATTGCCTAATAGACCATTGGTGCCAGATGAAAAAATTAAGGTTCCTAGTTTTGATAAACCAGCAGCGCCTAAAGCAATACCAGATAAAATACCAACACTAAAATTAAAGCCAGGTGTTGAAAAACCTATTGATTGGGATATTAAAGTCAAATATCCTGAGAAAGTTTTACAGCAGGTTGATTTACCAGACGCACCACCTGTAGAAACAAACAAACTTAGATCTCGTTTAAAGGATTTAAGTAAAAGATTCAAAGACTTGTTTAGTAAGTATAAAGACCCTTGGGATGATATACTTAGAAAATTAGGAGAAAAACCTAGTGGTAAAAAATTAGCTCAAGCATTGGCTCCTATTGAAGCACTTGGGCAGAGAAGATTAAAAGTACAAGAATTAGATCCACCTAATTTAAAAAAGCTATCTGATTATCTAGCACTCCATGCTGATAATTTAAAGTTAACACCTTACCTAGATAATTTTGAATTTGACATAGATAGAAATGCATTTAAAATTGACAACGAAATAATTGATCTAGGTGATGTTAAGGCAGATAAGCCACTAACAACAAATTCTGACCTAACGCTAAAACCTAGAGAAGTTCCAAAAACAACAAGTGATCTATCTGATTTATTAAAACGTACATCAGCTAAACAAGTTCCTATAGAATGGTTTAAAACACCTACTCATATAGATTCTGTATTTAATCATTATAAGGTACCAAATGATAACTTACTACGAAAAGTTTTTGGTCCTAAAGCACAACTGCCTAAAAATATTACTCCACAAAACATTGAGAAATTAGCAAAAGTAGATGGATTAGATTTTGAAGCACAAAAGAAATTATCAGATCAACTACGCCAATCATTTAATGGACAAAACGGTACAATTGATGTAGACAGATTAAAACTTAATCTAGCAAAAAATATAGTTATAGATCCTACTGTTGATTCTCTAGAACCTGATGAACGTCCTAAAAATGTAGACCGTTTTAGTGACATGGAGAGAGGGGCATTTGACTATGGGATTAAAGATGAAATAGATGGCATACGTCCACGAAATGTTGATGATACAAAAGACAGATTTGCAGGGCTTGATGATAGTGGTATAGATAAGGATGCAACTGCTAGAGCGATAAGAGACAGAGCACAACGTCAGCTAAAAGATGTTGAAGCTGAAATGGACAAAGCAAAACAAATCACCAACGCTGAAAAAAGAGCAGCCAAGGCAGCAGAGATTGAAGACAAGCTAGAGCAACAAAGGAAAGACGCTAGAGCAAATTTATCTGATGTAGAAGGAGAGCTAACTACTGCACAAAAGAAAGCACATCAGGCACACATCGCAGCCATAGATGACTTGAAGGCTGAATTATCAACTCCAACATTTGATCCTGGCGAAAAGCAAACACCAGGTACAATGCTAGGCACACCTGACGCAGAGCGGCAAGCATTAAATGTTGCTGACGAGCTTACAAAATTTGTAGGAAAGCTAGAGAAAGGAACATATCCAGATATACCTGCTGCTGAACTAGAGGCTTTAAAAGTAGGCGATATGCCATCTAGTTTCCATAGTAAATTAGATAAAGGAACATATCCAGATATACCCGATGCAGAACGACAGGCATTATTATCTATTGACCCTAATACAACATTTACTAGCAAAGCTAAACCAGGCACATTTCCAAATATACCTGACGCAGAGCGACAGGCATTAAATGTTGCCGACGAGCTTACAAAGTTTGTTAGCAAAATAGAAAAAGGTACATACCCAGATATACCTGAAGCTGAACTAGATGCTTTAAGAGCTGGTGATATGCCGTCTAGTTTCCATAGTAAATTAGAAAAAGGTACATATCCAGATATACCTGAAGCTGAACGAAATGCATTATTATCAGTTGATCCAAATACATCATTTACTAGTAAAGCTAAGCCAGGCACATTTCCTAGTGAACCTGAAGCTGAACGATTGGCTGCTATGTCAGGCGAAGATCCTAAAACAAGATTTGTTGGTGATGAGAAGCCAGGAACATTTGAACCAGATGCAGAGATACAGGCAGCTAAAGATAGAATAGAAGAGCTACAAAAGAAATCTACAAAGGCAGCCGCAGAGTTAAAGCAAACAGAGCTTGCGGACCAACAGTTTGTCAAAGACTATCAAGATGCTATTACTGCTGAAAAGATTAGACATAGACAAGAAATACTTCGCTTAGAAAAAATACAATCACAAGGGCAAGCAGGCAGAGATACTGCGGCTGAGGAACGGAGAGCACAGGCATATAAAACAGAGATAGATCAACTTGCCGCTGATAAACAAGCAGCTATTCAAAAAGGCTGGGAAGCTATTACAAGCCAAGAAGCAGCTCGCGGAGAACAACTTGTTGATGATAATACTAGAAAGGTATTAGCACAAGACGCTGGCATTGAAGATTGGAAATACGATCCAACAAAAGCTACATCACAAGTTAATACAGCAGCCGCTAACCAATCAGATGCAGCAAAGAAAGCTCAGCAGGCAGCAGCAGATGTAACTAGAATAGCTAACGACACTGCGAGCGCAACTACAAGACCAGTTGATGAACCTGATATGACAGCACCAGAAAAAATTAATCAGGCTACAAATGCTATAAAAGGCAATGATGCTGCCCCTGACATGACGCTAGGAACACAACAGGCAAACGATGCCGCAGCTCAACAAGCTGATGCTGCCAAGCCAAAGTTACAACCTGATATGTTCTTAGGCGGTACAGATGAAGTAAAAGCTCAAGGCGAAAAAGCTATAAACGATTCAACTATGCTTTACGATAAGGCACCACCGCCTGATCCATCTACCAAAAAGTTTAGCAACTTTGATGATTACATGGCACAGATAAAAAAGGACGATCCTGCCTTTGCTAAGAAGCTAGAACGTAATGGAATAGATAGTGTAGAGAAATTAAATGCCTATAAAGAATCAGCAACTACATTTATAAGTGACAAACGTATAATAGAGCAACTGGTACAAAAACTAAATAAAGACTTAGATATGCCAGCTGATAGTAATTCGTCAGTTGGTAATCTCCAAAATAAAGAATTAAAGAAAGCAGTCAATGCCGCAGGAGGTCCTGAAGAGTTTGTAAAGAAAACTTTAACTGCACTTAGGAAAGGTGCTGTAGCATCAAGAGCAGCATCTAAAGCTGGACAGAAAGCTATATTAAAGGCATTGAAATTAGGTGCCGGTGCTATTGCTGGTGGTTTTGGTTTTGCTATGGCCTTAGTTGACTCTATGGATATATGGATATTTTACGATATAGCTTTGCTAGCAGGAGTTGTAGAGGACCCTGATGATCAGTTAAACAAAGCTAGAGAAAAAGATAAACAAAAAGTTGAAGACATAATTGCTGATAAAAATATGTCCCTAGAACAAAAGAAAGCTGAAATTAAAAGAATATTTTGGTACGAAGAAACTTGGTATGAGCATACTATTAATTTCTTGATGACATCAGTAACACAATTTGGACGTAGCGGCGACAGAGAACAGTGGGATCCTGGACAGTTAATGAGCGGAGAGGTGCCACAACCAATTACTGTAGGCGGTGAGCCAATTACATATGCTAACTTCAATAATCTAAATGTAACTGGTACTAAAAATGATTTAACAGGTAAAACACATACTAAGAATGACATTGAAGACATGTTTGACGAGCACAAAAGAATGATAGAAGAGCTAGAAGAAGATAAATGGGTTGGCATGCACAAGAAAGGAAAATGGATTCTTAATAGAGGAGGAGCAGTCCGATCAGGATATCCATTAGGTTCTCTAGCAAAAGTATTAGAAGATGAAGATAGATATTTATACTTTATGCCAAATGTCTCTCGTTCAACTACTGCTTTTGGAAGTGCTATGTCTAAGTTAGATTATATTGAATTTGCTCAAGGCGATTTGTCTAAGCTATCTCCGGAAGTACAAGAAAAATATAGAAAGAATCCAAATGCTCTAAGAGCAGATCAAGAAGCTATGAAAGAAATTATAGACAAAGCATTAAGTAAAAACGATAGAGATGACCTAATAGACAAAATTGATGCCAAATTAGGACAATTACAAAAACAAATAAATTTAGATGACTATCCAGATAACAGAGCAGATGCTCTTTATACTCATAGTATGGAACAGTTAAGTTTACAAAGATGGGAACCTCCTAAGATGGAGTCACGGAAAATGTTTTTAATGAAACGGTATATATCACTGCTAGAACAGATAGATCAACTAGAAACAGCTAAATACATTAACGGATAAGGACAAACAATGGATATTAAAAGTTTACAAAAATTAGCAGGTCTTAACGAAGCAACAGTTAATATCTCTATGACAGGTGCTAACTCTGCAGAGATAAGCGACCTAATGAATATGTTTAAAGGACCAGAGCCAAAGCCTATTAGTATTGGCGGACCACCTCCACCACCTCCGGGTTTGGACATTCCAGGCGGACCACCTCCGGGTTTGGACATTCCAGACATTAAGCCACCAATAGGATTAGATAAGCCAGTTCCAATGGGAATTGATGGACCTATGCCTCCACTGCCGCCACCTAAGCCATTAGGAATGGACGACGGACCTGCACCATGTGACACTTGCGGTGGTATACACGGAGACGAGCCTTGCGGCGAAGATACATCATGGGATAACGGACCTGACGAGAAATATTTAGATGCTGACCATATGACAAACGGAGTATCAGGTGGGATTAACGGACGTAAGAATCCAAAAGACATTAGAGTTAAAGACGGATCATCAATGGAACAAACAAAAGAATCAATGAAAGAAAGCTACAAAAAAGAGCTGTGGAATGCATTACAAGAAAAGTATTTTACTCAGTTTGACGGACGAAAAACAGAGTCTGCTCCATCTCCAGCAGGCATGAGCAGAAGTGATTTGAAAAAATTAAAAATGACAAATCCTAAAAAGTACTATCTCCTAATGCGTCAAGCAAAACAAGAAATGAATCCAATAAAACAGTCTATGTATTCTGAAGAACAAACATTCTCAGGACGCAGTGACAGAACATTCTTTGTAGTACCTAATGAAGAAGACTATATGGACATCCAAAATGATAATCGCTTTGCAGGCGACATTGAGGTACCAGACGAGAACGCAGACATCATGGCGCTTCCAAATTCTAAAGCTCGAAAGTTAAAAATGATGTTTGGTGACAAAGTTGAATTCCTAGGTACAGACTACGATGAGGCTTTAGCACAGGTTAGTCAAGAGGAAGGATATCAGACTACACCAGAAAAAGATTTAGTTGGAAAACAAAACAAA